AGTATCTTAGCTGATTCATCACTAAGCTCTACACAAATCAATGACTTTAAGAAAGGTCAGTTAAAGATAACAAGACTAGAGTGGGCTAAAGAATTTTGTAATTGGTTAGTTAAACAAAAGCCAGTCTTTAGTGCATGGAATAAAAGAAGTTATGTTAGTGCTTTAATTATCTTAGATAAAGACAGACATTTTAGTAGAGCTAAGTGGTGGAAACAATTAATGGCACACAATATGAAGATGCGACATTGTACTAACATAGATGACTACTTAGATTTAATAGAGCATGTATATAATATTGGAACAAGAGTAGAAAATAGAATACGATTCCAAAGAGAAGGAAGAACTTGGAATGGGAGATTTAGATAGACAATGTGTAAAAATTGTGTCAGTAATGCATCATGTTACACGCTATAGATTTAATAAAAGGTATTGAGAAGAATACCATAAAGGAGAAGTGCAAAGATGTTGGAATTAATCCAAGCACATACTATAGGTGGCTCAAGGGCAAGTATGAACCTCGTGCTGAAACAGCTAGAAAAATTTATAATGCCTTATCAAGTCAAAAAAAAGAACGACAAATTTTGGAATGATGTAATCTTACCATTCATTGAACGGAGACATGAGATGGGATTAACACAAATAGAAGTCAATGACATGATAGGTGTAGCTGATAAGCTAGTATCTAAGTGGGAATGTGGTATGCGTAGACCTAATGTCTACAACTTATATAATTGGGCAGAGGTTCTAAAGTGTCAGATAAAATTAACTATCAAATAAGAAAGCTAACACGATTATGGAATCCAAGAAGACGACCACAAACGATTGATTGGTCTAACCCAAACAACAGAAAGAAAAGATGGATAGAAAAAAATATAAATTTTATAATAAAAACTATGCCAAGTTTTCCTTGGATAGAATTTATGAATAGATATGAGAAGGGAGATAAGGAGTGTAAAGATATGATGGAAAAGATTTCATCAGCTAGATTAAGAAAGGAGAAGATGGATAGTGATAGACGAGAAGAAAATAAATAAAACTTATACTATAACTATTACTGAAGAAGAATTATCTACTATAAAAAATGACATAACTATTAAATCTATGTCAGGTAAATTAGAGTTTGATGATACTGCTATGGTAATAGGCAAAGCTATTCATAATCAAATAATAAATAAAAAGGAGAAGAAAGATGAGTGAAGTAGCTTATACTAAAGAAGAAAGAATGAAAGGTATCGGTGGTTCTGATGCTCGTAAGATAGTATCAGGAGATTGGTATGACTTATGGTTAGAGAAGACAGGTAAAAAAGATTTACCGGATTTATCAAATGAATTTCCAGTACAGCTAGGAGTATGGACAGAATCATTTAATCTTAAATGGTTTGAAAAACAAATGAACATGGAAGTAGCACATACAGGATTAAAAGTTAGTGATAAAAAAGATTTCATGTATGCAAATGTAGATGGTCTAATCTATGGTGATAATGAATTTGGTATCTTTGAAGCTAAACATTTAAACGGATTTGTTACACAAGAGAAAGCAATAGAAACATATCTACCACAGATACATCATTATATGTATGTGTTTGATTGTGATTATGCTTGGTTATCTATTATCTTTGGTAATAGATGGGGAGCTTATCGTATAGAAAAGAACGAAAAGTTTATGAATCAATTAGTAGAAAAAGAAGAACAGTTTTGGAGCTTTGTTGTACAAGACAAACCACCATATGATGGTGAAGCAATAGAAACACCATCAACTAAAGAGCTTGTGTTAGATAAGATGATAGTTAAAGATATGACAAGTAGTAATCAATGGGCGTATCTTTCACAAACATTAAAACAAACACAAGAAAAAGCTAGAGAGTTTGAAGCTAGTAAAAAAGAAATTAAATCTCTAGTACAACCAGATTATAGAGAAGCTACTGGACATGGTGTTACAGTTAAGCGTTCTAAAACTGGAAGATTAACTGTAACTATAGGAGAAGATGATGCAGCAATTCAAGAAACTAACAGTAAATGATTTTGTCTTAACTGATATTGAAGTAGATAATACATTAACATACTCACAATTATTTGATGCAAGAACTCTAGTAATACAACACTTTAATAATACTCTAGAGAAGTTTGATAAGATAATGGACAACATGGAAGACAATAGATTAGCAGACGAAATAGAGGAGGAAATAAATGGCAAGATATAATTCTCAAAAGCAAAAAGTTTTAATACATTTGCAAGAAGGCAAAGGTATTACACCACTAGAAGCACTAAATAAATATGGAGCTTTTAGATTATCAGCTATCATATTCGACTTGAAGAAAAATGGATATGATATACAAACAGAAATAATTAAAAACGGAGGAAAACATTATGCCAACTACAGCATTAAATCCCAATAAAATTATATGGGATAAACTAAAGAAGACTGACCCAAGAGCAACTAAAGGTATGAATAAAGGTTGGGGAAACCTAACTACTATTGACCCTCAATGGCAGATAATGAGAATGACAGAACAGTTTGGACCTATAGGTAAAGGTTGGAAACATGAAAACAAATTTACTTATTGCGTAGACCTTAAGCTAGTGTTTGCTGAAGTTACTATCTATTGGTTAGATGATGATACTAAAGCATTAACTAATTGCTTTGGACCTATACCTTCTGTTCAAAATTTATATAAAACTAATGGTAAGTTAGATGATGAAGCACCTAAGAAAGCTATGACAGATGCTATGACTAAAGCATTTAGTCATCTAGGATTATCAGCAGATGTATTCATGGGTAAATTTGATAGCTCTAAATACATTGATGAATTATATAAAGAGTTTAATATTAAATCTCATAAGGAGGTAAAGAATGATAAATGAAGTAACACTAATAGGCAGACTAGGAGCTGATGCTGAAATAAAAGAAACCAGCAAAGGTGATAAGTATGCAAGGTTATCTTTAGCTACTAACCAAAAATATAAGAAGGGTGATGAGTGGCAAGAGAAAACTGAATGGCATAAGATAGTTGTCTTTGACCCTATGTTAGCAGCAACATTAGAAAGAGTAGGGAAAAAAGGTGAGATGTTTTATATCAAAGGAGAAATTACTACTCGTAGCTTTGAAGCAGACACAGGTACAAAATGGATAACAGAAATTAATGTACCTAGGTTTAGAGGAGTAGTAAAAAGAATAGGTCTTGGTGGTGGAGCTAGTGGTGATACTGCAACACAAACAGTATCACCATCTAACAACAGTACCCAAGAAGAAGTAGAAGATATACCTTTTTAATATGGGTAGAAGTCAAAAACAAAAAGGTTATCGTGTAGAACGAAAGCTAGTCCATATGTTTGAACATGAGGGAATCTCAGCTAGAAGGCAACCAATGAGTGGAGCTATAGTTGGATTCCCACATGACCTAGTAGTAGATATACTTGGTGGTTCATCAGTTGAAGCTAAAGCTAGAGCTAATGGTGAAGGATTTAAAACTATTCAAAGATGGAAAGGTAATGCAGAAATATTAATATTAGTAGAGGATAGACAACTACCTACTATAGTATTAGATTGGAAATACTTTATTCATTTAGTTAAAGGAGAAGCACATGAAACTAAAGACAAAGATAAAGCATTGTCTAAAAAAATTAAATCGCAGAGCTTTAAGAGAACCAAAGACAAGAGAACAGATTAAAATTAGATTATTATGGGATAGAGTATCTTATATATGGAGAAAGAGATATGAATAAAGTACATAAACTAAATCTTAAACTTATAAAACCTAGGAATAAAAGGGATAACATTAAATTTTATACTTGTGATTCATGTGGAAAAAAATATCATCAAGATTTAATGATTAGTTATTTACCTACAAACTATGGATATTATAAAGATGATTCTACTCATCATTGTATCAGATGTTACAATGGAAAGTTTTGACAAATCAGTATTCAAGAAATAAGTATATAAATACTTGTTTCCTTGAGCAAGTTAAAGGGTAGCGACAGTAGGTTTCCTTCTCCGTACCTACTGCTACCCTACTAAATAAGAAAAACCCTCTCAGGAGGCAAATATGGAGGTTTAAATGAATAGTTTTGATAAACAAATAGGTGGTAACCACTACTTAGGGTGGAAAATACAACCAATGGAATTTTTTATAGCTAATAAAATACCTAAAGCCGAAGGAGATATAATACAATATCTCCTACGACAGAAGGGAAATAGAAAAGAAGACTTAGAAAAAGCTAAGCATATAATAGATATGCTTATTGAAAACTTGGACCATGAACCCAACCAACCATAGCTAGTCTAGTTCCTTTAGTTATTTTTGTTACTTGATGCCAAGCATAACTAGGAAATAAAATTAAAGTTCCTTTCTCTCTACTCTTTTCATCAAAGTTATGTCCAAAAAATTCTAAATTACCACCCTCATATTCAGATGAATTAGAAAGTTGTAATGAAAAACCAAGTTTTCTAGTTGGTTCACTATGTGTAAAATCATAATGCCAATCAAATTTACCACCAACACTATACTTAAATACTGATGGATGGTCAGTTATTAAATTAAAACCAGTAACATCAAAGTTCCACCAATCTCTATTAAGTTCAGATACTACATTAGATATTTGTGTATATGGAAAACCATCTTTGTCAGGAATTAAAGTTTGTTCCTCATTGATTCTTATATCAGATTTATAACGACCTGAATCACCAGTTTCTACTTCAGCTTTATTCCACTTATCACTTAATAAACTTTTAATTCTATTAATATGTTTATCATTAAATGATTTATGAAAGACATAAGTATTAATTACTTTACGATTGCCTCTAGGTTTAATTGGATAGTACATTTTTTTTCCTCCTTTTATAAAGTTGTTCAAGTGTTTGCATAGAAATCGAATTGACTTCTTGTATATGATTATCCCATATACGAATCTCAGTAATTTGCCAAGTCCAACCTGATAAATTATGTTTAGCATATTCTTCTATATGACCATGTGGCATAGAAGAACCAACATTAACTACTCTCCTGTAAGCTAATGGCGAACCTAAGACTGGTACTCTTACATCTTGAAATCTATGAGAATGTCCAAAGACTAAATCACATTGAGTTTCAGTAGCTATCTTTCTTTCTGCATTAACACCACCATACGCCTTACCCATAGCATTTATTGGAACATGAGTAAAATTAACGCCATGAAAATTATACATCTTGCTCATTTCTATATGCTCCCAGTTGAATGATTCCATAACTTCATAGAATCTTTTTTGTAGCATACCAAAAACTGGTGGATTTTTATCTGCGTATTTATGTAATCTATATTCGTGATTACCTTCTAATAAAACTTTCTTAACATTATAATCACCCAATCCTTTATCCAATTCAAACAATGCTTCTTGTAAGCTAAGCATATCTTCTTCATATAAAGGTTTAGTAACTTTAGCAGTATAAGTATCATCAGGAAGAAAATGACAAAGAGAATCAAAAGAAGATAAGTCTCCAATATGAATAATAATATCAGGTTTTAAAATAGCAGCGTGTTTACCAATCCAATAAAATCTCTCCTTACTAATCTTAGGAGAATCATGACTATCACCTATAACTAAAGCAATTTTTTTATTAATGCCTGTCATCTACTTTCTTGGTTTTTTCGTAGGAGCGAGCGAATCCTAAACCGAGCATACCAAGAATAACTGGATATAATTCATTTAAAGAAATATTAGGTAATGTAATATCTAGTTGAGCAAAAGCTATATACCATTCCATACAAGGAGCTACGATAAAATTAAAAGCTAAAGCACTTGCAGATATCCACCCTATAAATGGGCGCCAACCAGCAACAAATAAACTTTTATGTTTAGCTTCAGCTATATTTACTTCTATCTGTTTTTCTTTTAGCTTTGCATCTATCTCAGCTAGTGTTCGCTGTGCTATTTTTTTTTCTTCATCTGATTCGTAGAGTTCATCTACTACTTTTAATCCAGTAGCTAAGATAGATTTACTAATCTTACCTCCACCTACTAAGCTACCTAATAAACCTAAAACCATATTACCTCACATTATTATAGAAAAGATGATTACCAATAGTTACGACAGGTGTCAAACCCTTGGACCATTTCGGTTTAATACTTGAAGTATGGTAGTGTGTTGAACCTTTAGTATTATCTTTAAATTCATTGTTTAAAATTTGCTCAGCAGTTTTCAATAGCTTAGCAAAAGTCTTATTCCGTTTGTCGAGTGATGAGATAGTTTTAAAATTTGGGTCATTATGATTCCAGCAACTAAATTGCCATGCTTTGAGGCAAACATCTTTTATAGTTTTACCATACCAAGTTTTCTTTTTAACTCTATTCTTAATAACATTACCTACTGCTATTATACCTTCTTCACCTTCTCCTCTTGCTTCACCATATAAAGTCTTTGCCATAATATCTACAGCTTCTTTATCTATCATATTAAATCCTCCTTAATTGTATGTATTATTTCTTCGTAGATTATTTTAATTTTTGGTGGTTGATATTCTATAGAAACGATATCACCTTTATCAGTTTTATTTACTATCCAATTAGGGTGAGGTTCCATATGAATACTTGGTTTGGTACTAGAAGTACCTTCGTCAGTTATTCTATCGCCATTATATATTTTATAACGCCAAGTCATATAAGATTATAACAATAGTATTAGGTTTTGTCTATGTTCTAGTAAGTTTTAATCCTTTTATAGGGAAAGATTCAAACTCTAAACAATGAGCATCAGTAACTACTTCTAATTTATAAGCATCTGATTTTTTTTCATAATAGTTAAAGTAATCAGCTAAAGCATTGACACATTCTTCTTCTGTTTTATATATTATTGTTTGATATTTAACTGAAGGATAATTTATACCAGAAATAAACATTATCATTAACCATATCTTAATCATATGATGAAGAATTATCTGTACCATTTTGTAATAATTCAAATATTTCTTTGTGTTGTTTCATTATTTTCTTATCTTTATTTCTAGCTTTATCTAATTCTGTTTGTATTTCTTCTACTTCTTCTATTAAAGTTTCAATAGCTAACTCCATACGAACTTGATTCTCTACAACTTCTGCATCTGAATCTACCTCATACTTTTCATATAAAATATTTACTCGACTATCAATCTTTGAAACATACCATACCAAAGCTACTGCTTGTAA